GGGGCCAGGAATTCAAAAAGGAGAGGGGAAAATTCTAAATGCTATACCTGGTGTGAAGGGAATTGGTGATACGATTAAAAAAGCGACTGCGAAATTACCATCTTTGGGATCTATTGTGTCTGGTCTTGGTGGAAATAAAGAAAAACTAGAAGAGAGGGCAGCTGGTGGTTCTTTTGGTATAAACACATCAAAAATATTGGCAAACTATGAAGGTCTTAGAACAGAAGCCTATGCAGATGCAATCTATGGATGGGGAGTACCTACAATTGGTATTGGTGCAACTTATTATCCACCTGGATTTAGATTAAAAGGTAAGGTAAAGAAAGGAGATACGATTACTAAAGATGAAGCATATGCGATTAAGGCTAAGCATGTTGCTGAATTTACTACTAAAGTAAAAAGGGAAGTTGGATCTGATGTCTATGGTAAGTTACCTGATAAAGTAAAAGCACCGTTGATTTCCAAAGCATTTAATTATGGTAGTCTTGGTGGAACTTTATCTGGAAAAGTTAAAGATGCTGCAAAATCAGATAATTATGCAGGTGTTGCAAAATACTTCCAAACTGTATTGGCCAATCACGATAGACGCAAAAACGCCTGGAGAAGAAATGATGAAGCAGCGATTATGTTAACTGGGCGTAGTCCTCGCACCAAAGTGGTTTTTGGTGGGGGCACTACTAGTGTAGATGAAGATACATCCGAAGAATCACCTACAGAAACTTCTTCTCGTGCGTCTGGATCTGAATCTTCATCTTCTGCAGTTGAGCAAGAGATGCCAACAGATCCACTCTCAGCATTTCAGCAAGTAGGAAAAGAGATCGCTAAGTTATTTGGATCTGAAACATCAGAAGCTGCAACACCAGCAGCAGAGACAATGCCCTTACCAAATGCGAATGAAGTCGTTGCTAAAGCATATACAGACAAATCTGGAACTTTTGCAAAAATAGCAGGTATAGATACATCCAAATTAAATACTCAATTTGCTAAAAACTATGCTATAGATAAGAATGGTCCAGAATTGGTGCCAATCCCAGTTGCTTTTGGAATAGCACAACCTCTAATTACACCTATGCCAATAAATAGTCCTGCTAAGGTCGTAAGTACTAAACCATCACCACTACTTAAAAAGTAAATCATGGCAGCGGTAACATCAGTAAAGAAAAGTGCAAAAATTAATTTCTATAAATTTGTTGCTGTACAAGAACCTCGTGCAATTCGTGGTGCTGGAAAACCCGTAAGTGCAAAAGATATAAATCAGTTACATATTGGTATTAATAATGTAACCAATGGGATTAATAATTTAGGAGCAACAGTAAATTCTATTGCAAAATTATTGCAAGATTTCAGTGCTTCTCAAGCTGCACTTCTAAAAAATATGAAGTTAAGTGCGGTTTCTTTTAAACCAGTTTACAATACATCTGCTTCGGGTGGTCCAAAGATGGACTTAAAAGAAGGAGAAATTCCTGAAACTGAGCAACCAGGATTTTTAGAGGCTATCTTTAACCTTTTTAAGGACTTTGTGCTGCTGGCAATTGGTATTCCAGTGATGAAATGGTTATCAGATGAAAAGAATAGAGAAAAGGTAAAACAAACTGTTGAGACTCTGCTTAAATTTTTTGAATGGATATCTGACTTTGTTAGTGATCGAATGGTTGGATTTGTAGATAATCTATATGAATTATTTCGTGATGATAAAACTTGGTTTGAAAAGATTCCAAATATATTTGGAGCACTAGTAAATTTTGCTGGATTATTTTTAGCAATCAGATGGTTAGCTAATCCTCTCAATATCATTAAAGATTTTAGATCTGTACTTGGATTATTCACCAAGAATTTACAAGATTCTAAAGGAAAACTTTCTAGACGTGCTAGAGGTCTGGGCGCTCTAGGATTTATTGCTGCTGGTGTAACAGGTGTTGTAATGGCAACACGAGCAGCAACAAGTGAGCCTGAAATGGCAAAAGGTGGTAAATTGCCTCGTAGAAAATCTGGTGGATTTATTTCTGGACCCCAATCTGGTTATCCAGTTTCTTTAGATGGTGGAAACTCAACTGCATTTATTGGTCATGGTCTTGAATATGTTGCTGGAAGGGCATCTGGTGGATTTGTAATCCCAATTGATACTCCTGCAACCAAAAGAGATTCTGGATTGATGGGTAAACGAATCAATGAAGCTTTAATGGGTGGATATGATTTGGGTGGAATGTTTACTCCCCATGACGAACATGGATTTAAATGGGGTAAGAGTGATTTTGCTGAGATGGCAGCTGGTGGAAAAATCAGTTTGACATCAAATGGTCGTGGTAATAAGAGAATGGAGCCAGGTAAAACATATAATTTCCGAGAATTAAATCCTCATCATAGCGGTGAAGGTACCAATAGAGTATATAATGGAATTCCTGTAGGACATCCTAAGGATTATGGCGTTGGAAAAATGCCACAATTTATGCCATCTGGCCCAAATGGTTTAATTCCTACACCTGTAGGTGGTGAAGTTCTTGCCGCTGGAAAAATTACTGGATCAAATTATGGAAAGAGTGTTGTTGTTAAAACAAATTTTGGAAACATGCACTATGCTCACCTTTCTAAAATAGGTGAGGGCATTAAAGCTGGAGTTAGAATACCTGCTGGTAAAATTGTTGGTGTGCAGGGTGGTGATGGAGATGCGGGTCCAAACAGTTATGCTGAGCACTTACACTTAAATGCTTCAAAGAAGGGGCATGAAGCCTTTGTTAATTTTATTACCTCGGGTAAAGCAACCACTGGCGCTGCTGGAGATAGTGGATCTGGTGGAGACGGAGGGGCACTAGCATTAGCACCAGGAAAGCCAGCGGCCAAAAGAGTTGGTAACGATAAACCATTCTTAAAGAGAGTTACGGAAGTTGCTAGAAAAATCAAAGCACATCCTGCTGATCTTCTTGGAATGATGGCATCCGAATCTGGGTTAAATCCTGCTGCAGATAATGGCACACATGTTGGACTAATTCAATTCAGTGCTTCCTCGGCAGCATCTGTTAGCACCACACAGGAGAAGTTGAAAAAGATGTCTCGTGCTGAGCAAATGGATTATGTTGAAAAATATCTATATCCAAAACTCAAAGATGTTAAGGGTCGAGTAACAGCTGGGCACTTATATACTGCAGTATTTTTACCAGCATTTGCTGGCAAACCTGCTGATTTTGTTGTGGCATCTAAAGATGGAAGCTTACCTAAGGGTTATTCTTCAGATTCTCCAAAATGGTATAAATCAAATAAGGGATTGGATGGTAATAGTGATGGAAAGATCACTATTGCTGATTTAAGTGGAAGAGTTGAAAAGAAAAAGGCAGAGTTTGGAATTTCTGGTGGAGGTGGTGGTGAAGATTTGTCAATAGAGGGTGATGGTGAATACGAAGGCGATGTACAAGGACCCGAACCTGGATTCCCACCAGATGATCCGATGAAGGCATTTCAAATGATGGGTGAAGAGATTGGTAGATTATTTGGTGCAGAACCAAAGGCAGATAGTAATACATCTAGTGAAGCATCTACAAACCGTGGATCTACTTCTAGTGGCGCAGCGGGATCTAGCCCATCTATGGCACCTGCCCCAGGTACAGCATCTTCTGGTCAACAGTTAACACCAAGTACATCACCTGCAGCAAGTGGTACAAATCCACCTGGAGCTTTAGCACCAGGACAGAGACCAGACAAATCATTAACTCGTGAGCAATTTGCTACTGCTAAAGCTGCAAGAGCGCAAGCCGCAATTATGGGTTTAACTGGAATTGATAAAGAGAAATTTGTTGCTAATGCTGTAATGACTGGATCTGTACCAGGAGCAAATCTAACCCCTGCGGGACCTCCTTCTTCAGCAACACTTGTCGGGCAAACTGAGCAAACATTGCAAAGTCGTGATACTATTAGACAACGGCAAACCACTGCAATTCAACAAGTGCAAGCGGCAGCCCTTGCCTCTAGTATTAAAACAGATGCAATGTCTGCAGAAGCAGCAAAAAATGTGCAAAAAGCGCAAAATGCTGTTAATTCACAACAACCAACTGTTGTGAGTGGTGGGTCTGGTAGTGAAAGGACATCACTTTTAACTCTTATGAATTCTACAAATAACCTTCTAGCATCACATACACCAGGAAGATAAATGAAAAGAGAAACATCTAACGAAGTTATCTTCAAATTAAAAATAAGGGATTCCCAAGGAAAATATCGCACAAATAATAGTGGCGATGATCAGTTACAGGATTTTGTAATGGCATGTACTGTTACTGAAAGTATTTCTATGGCTGCAATTAATGCAGAAATTGTAATACAAGATAGTGCTAATCTTCTTGCTTCGCTTAAAGGTAGTGAAATATGGGAAATAAGTTTTCAAGTTGGTGGAAAAGAGCAAACAGACAAAGTTGTTTACAATTTAAGAGCATACAATATTGCTAGTAGAGCAAAAAGTGGAAATGCTGATGGATACATTGTGCAATGTGTATCACCAGATTTTCTAAAGAATGAAATTACAAGTGTATTTGGTGCTTCGCAAAAATTATTTGATAAAAAGAATGGTGCAAAAGATATTGTTGAAAAATTACTTAAAGATAAGAAATTTTTATTTGAAGCAAAGAAATCAATTTTTGTTGAGGACTCTTTAAATAAGCATGAATTTATTGCAACTAATTGGAGAATTTTTGACACAATTTATTGGATTGCAGGCAAATCTATTAGGAAGGGTGGAGATTCTAAAAAACCTCAAAATGGATTTCTTTTCTGGGAATCTAGAAAAGGATTTCATTTTAAATCTATTGATACAATAATTGATGACGTAAATAAGCAATCATCAACTGACAAAACAGATGTTAAAGGTGAGAAAGCAAGACTATACAAATATTTTTATAGTCCAAAGAAGAGCTCAACTGAAGCAGACGATAGATTTAAAATAGATAATATTTCTTTTCCAGAAGATAGAAATTATCTACTTGCATTGAGAAATGGATCATACTGTGGATATAGTTGTGCCTTTGATCCGTCTGCATTCCAAAATTCTACATTATCACCAGAAACATTTAATCCTGTTAGTTATTCAATGGAAGATTATTGGAATAGTATGGTGCATATTGGTGGTGGTAATGGTGTAAATCCTCTCACCAAGTATGATAAGGATATGCAGCAAGCACTTCAAAAAATACCAAGAAGAATTAGATATGGTATTCTTCCTAATAGGATTTACGATAGTGTTGGGGCACAAAATCCAACTACACAAACAAGCAATCTAAAAGATAAGGGAACATATAATCAACTTCCTTGGTTACAAGCATATCAGCATTTAAGAGTTGAAAGTTTTAAGGCAATTCAGGTACTAGTAAATATACCTGGAAATGTAGACTTATATCCTGGATATGGAGTTGATATTGATATACCACAAACAAAACCATCTGGAAATCGTATGGTGAGAGATGAAAAGTATAGTGGTAGATATGTTATTGCTGGATTACGTCATAAATATGATGGTAGAGCATTAACTACAGAAATGCTACTTTATAAAGATAGTATTCCAAAGACAACATAAATAATTGTAAAGATTTAAACTTCCTTATGGACACTATTGATCAACATATTGAAAAAGACAAGGAAATTTTAGAGGATCCTACAATATCTTCTCAACAACGTCGTCATCTTGAGGACGAATTAGTTTCTTTAGAAGAATATAAAGTAAAACATCCAGAAGATGACCATGATCCAACGTCACTAGAGTTATTCTGCGATAGCCATCCAGATGCAGTAGAATGTAAAAAATATGATGTCTAACTTTGAAACTTACCTTTTGGGGTTATATAATAACAGACATCAAGCACAATCAAATCCAAGTCAATTTGCTCAAATTTTTATTTTATGGGAAAAAATAGAGGGAGGATACCATTCAAAACAGTGGTATCGAAGAGACCCGCATAATCCATATCGTGAAAGATATCACAAAATTGTAGAAATTTCAGAAACAAGAGTTGTTGTAGAAAACTACAATTTAGACTGGACAAAAGATTCAGGATGTGATATGATATTCGAGTATCAAGGGAGTGAATGGCACGGAAAATTAATCGGCAATAATTGTATTGTTAGAGAAAATGTACGGGTCAAAACTGAAATTTACTTATCTAAAACTGCATTAAGATGTAGAGACCAAGGATATGACCCAAATGGAAAAATGGTTTTTGGAAGTCTGGGATTGTATGAATTGATTAGGGGCGATTAACTCAGCGGTAGAGTGCCTCCTTTACACGGAGATGGTCACTGGTTCGAATCCAGTATCGCCCATTTTGAGATTTTCCTAAATTTAAAAATTTTATTAAGAAAACTTGTTTTGTGATGAAATCCTGATAATATATACTAAGTAATACGCACAGATTTATGTCACATTCCAATTCTCCAAACGCCCAACTGACAGAAGAAGAATGGAAAGAATTAATTGCACTAAAAGCACAACTCAATCAAAATCCTGCTGCAGTTCATCCAGATAAAATGGCATTATTTACTGAATTGCTGGTTCGCTCTTGGGACGCAAAGTGTGATCCCCCTGACACAACTACATGGAGACATGGGCATCCAATGGACGAATAAATAAATTAGGACTTTTCATTTAGACAATGAGTATTGACGGCATTATTAATGAGCAATATACCAATTTTACAGGTAAAGATGGTTTCTTTTGGTGGATTGGTGAGGTAGAAGATAACAAAGATCCAATGAATATTGGACGTGTTAAGTGCCGTGTGCTTAATTTTTATACAAAACCAGCAGGAGGATCTGCAGATGATCTTCCCACTGAAAATCTACCTTGGGCAACGGTTTTACAGGGTACCGATCAGGCTGGAAATGATGGCCAGGGGCAATCTTCGGGACAGTTGCAACCTGGTGCCATTGTCATGGGATTTTTCTTAGATGGAGAATCTGCTCAAATGCCAATAGTAATGGGCGTTTTGAGAATGGATAAAGGCAGTAAAGGAGCAAAAACTGGAAGTAAGAAAAAGTTTCTGTTTACTGCTAAAGAAATTCCTCCTGGCGAAGGAATTAATGCTAGCACAGCAATGCCAGCTGGTGATCCAAATGACTCAGAAGTTGGTAGAGACGTGCAAAACACTTCTGTACCTCTACCAGGTAAAGATGTTGCTGGTGAAGAGCGACCACCATCGCATACTGGACCAAAAAGTATGGGGACACAAGTTGCTGGTAGTGTAACTGGCAATCCTCAAAAACCTGCTCAACCAGAGGCAGATGCACCAATTCCTGCTGCTAGCGGTACTGGTGGACCAATAAAATCTTTGGAAGCAGGATTAAAATATCTAGTTCAGGATCTCATTGATACTGCATCAAATCTGGTTAAGGCGGAAGATGGTGACTTTCTAAATGTAGTTGAGAATAAGATTGTTACTGCTCAACAATTGATGGGAAAAATCAAAAACTTCTTGAGTGCAGTTTTTGCACAAGTTGTCTCTGCCATTAGACTTCAGATTGATGAATTAGTCCAGAATATAGAAAAGGCGAGTTTTATTACTTCATTTTTGGGAATTCCAGCAACAACGTTTGCTCTAATTCAAACTGCTATCAGTACTTTGCTGTCATTGATTTGTGGTTTGGATTCTCTGCTAGTTTCATTTATTAATGCACCGATTGCTACTCTTGTAGGTATTCTTACTTCTTTTATTGAGGGAGCAATTTCTCAAGCAGAAGCAGCAATCGCTGGCGTTGAAGCAATGATTGAGCAAATTACTTGCGGTATAGGTAACATCCTCGAACAAGCATTACAGGTTGTGCAAACTGTCATTAAAATTGTTGATGGGGTTGGCAAAGCTAAAGAAATTCTTGAAGGTTGGCAGAAGGGAAGTCAAATTTTTAATGGTAAGTTTGACTTTAAAAACTTAAGTTTAGATAATATCATTCAAATTCTAACGATATTGATGTCGTTGTTTGATTTTGGTTGTGATCGATCAGCTGATGGCGGAACGGCAGATGTAGGATGGTTTCCATTTTTCGGAACTACTGAATGTACTGCTACGGCATTAGCAGAGCTTCCTTTGGGTAAATCAAGAAAAGCTTGTGGTGGTGGATCTGGTAGTTTCTTAGATTCATTCTTCGACGAAGCATCTCCATATCTTACTGCTGCTCAGACATTTATCAATGGTGCTTATACCATGCAACTGGGCACCCCAGGAAGAGAAGCAACAATTACCAAAACTGCATCTGGCACAACTCATACCTCCGTTAGTGCTAATAACGAATCACTTGCCAAACACAAAGCAACGGAAGCGGTAAACGCACAAACAAAAGATAAGAACATTACTCAAGAGGAGAAAAATAAAGAAATAGAAAAATATGTTAAAAAGCAGTCTGGTGGAGATAAAAATGGTAATCTCAAAGCAGATCACATTAGTTACGGTGGTAATTTAACTCAAACTGTACCAGACGATGATTGCAAAACTATTGGTGGAGATTATTGCCGCACAATCAATGGTGATTACAGATTAAAAGTTACTGGTGATTGTCATATTGAAATTGGGGGAGGGTATTTCTTCAATGCTCAAGGTGCTCCAAAAATTGCTGATAATAATGGTAAGGAAAAAGGAAGCAAAAAAATTCAAAAACATACAATGTCATTTGGATCTGATTTAGATCTCATCACTAATGGTGCCAATCTCAAATTACAAGCAACCCAATTGTCATTTGGTGCTAGAGGGG